CAGCAAATCGCCACGACTCCGCTACAGCAATATCAAGGGCAGATGACGCCCAATGTCTCCCAGCAACTGCAGCAAAGCTGGAACACCGCGGCGACGGCCGGCAACGCGGGTCTGCCGCAGATCAACGCCGCGACCGCCGGCTTTACCGGCGCGCTCGGCCAGACGCCCTCGTCGATTTTGCCGCAGACGCTCGCCGGCACGAATTTGCAGCCCTACGAGAATCCGTACACGCAGAACGTCATCAACGCGACGCTGCCGATCATGCAGCAACAGCTTGGTCAAACGCTTGCGACCAACGCCGGCAACGCGGTCAACCAGGGCGCTTTCGGCGGCTCAAGATTCGGGGTTCAGCAAGGCGTGGCCCAGGCTCAGGGCGCGCTTGGCGAAACGCAAATGGCTGAGCAACTCAACCAGGCGAACTACGCGCAAGCGGTGCAGGGCGCGCAGTACGACATCGGCAACAATATGACTGCGCAACAAGCCAACCAGGCGGCGCAGCAAGCGAAGATCAATTCCGATATCCAAGCTTCGCAGGGACTGAACGCGACGGCGCAGACCGCGGGCCAGCAAGCCCAGAACGCCTTCACCATGCAGAACACCGCTGGCACCCAGCAAATGTCGACGGCGCAGGATCAGATCAACGCCCAGATGCAGAAATTCCAGCAAGCCTGGGGCTATCCGACCCAGGAGCTCGGCGTCCTGCAGAGCGCTCTCGGCATGACCCCTTACGGCCAATCTACAACAGGTGCGAGCGATACCCAGACCTACACACCCACCGATTGGGCGGCGCTCGCCGGCGCGGGCATCGGCGCGCTCGGCAACATCTTCAAAGCGCCGACGTCGGATATCCGGCTGAAGAAGAACCTGAAGAAAGTTGGCGTTCACGGACCGACCGGCATTCCGCTCTACGATTTCAACTGGAAAGGCCAGAAGAAAGGCGCTCCGAAAACCCGCGGACCGATGGCGCAGGACATCGCTAAGGTCATGCCGCACGCCGTTGTGCAGCATCCGCATACCGGCGTGCTTCACGTTCATCCGACCGTGCTCGGCGCGCTCTCGCGTTCGACGCCGGTGGGCGCGAGCGGCGCGCTGCGGACACTGACGCCGGTTTCGCGCACCCAGCATCGCCGTCGCGTGCGGCCGCCGCAACTGAGGGGCGCGCTCAGTGGCTGACGTCAATTCCAACTTCGATCCTGCATTTGGGACGCTTGCCGAGAAACTGCGCGCCACGGCGGCGGCGCAAGGCATTACGACGCACTACATTTCCGGCGTCCGTTCGCTCGACGATCAGAAACAGCTTTACGCCAATTACCAAGCTGGAAAAGCGGGTCAGCCTCTGCCTTATCCAGCGCGCGGTCCGGTGCCGCTCGCGGCTGTGCCAGGCACTTCGATGCATGAACGTGGACTCGCCGCCGACATCGAGGCGGATGATCCCAACCAGCAAGCGAAACTGCGAGCGCTTGGCAATCAAATCGGGCTGCGAACGATCGGACCGAGCGATCCCAACCATTTCGAGATGGCGAGCGCCAACATCCCGAAAGGCGGCGGAGCGCCTGGCGCAATCGCCTTCGCGGACAATCCTGCAGCGTCTCTCGCCGCGGCGTCGCCCGCGAGCGCGGCGCTGAACAAGGTTGCGGGACCAGGCGCGCCGTCGACGCCAGGTACGACGATCAACGCCGCCAGCGCGCCGGTGCCTGGCGCGCTCGCCAACCAGGGGCCCGAAAGCGTCGGCTCGAGCGGCTCGACGGCGGCGCAGCCTGGCGATCCGATGGACGTGCGCCAGATCGTTTTCAACAAGCTCACCGGCGCGGGGCTGCAGCCGCACCAGGCGCTCGGCGCGGTCTGGAGTCTCGCCGGCGAGAGTGGCAAAGGCCTCAATCCAAACGCCTACAATCCGAACGATCCCGGCGGCGCAGTCGGCATCGGACAATGGAACCAAGAGCGGCGAACCGCGCTCGAGAATTTCGCTCAGACGCGCAGCACCGCGGTCACCGATCCGAACACGCAAGCCGACTTTCTCGTCGACGAGCTCACCAACAAGAACGCCGCGACGTACCAGCCAGGCGTGTTCGCTGCGATGCAGAAGGCCGGCACAGCCGCGGATGCGACCAAGACTTGGACGACGCAATTCGAGCGGCCGAAAGTCGACAATTCCGACGCAAGAATCAAAAACGGGACGCAAGTTGCGTCTCTCGACGCCAACGGCAATTTCGTCCTCGGAGCTGGCGGCGGCGCGACTGCGTCCTCGACGGGTACAAGCGGTACAGCGGTCGCCGCCGCGCCGGCGGATCAGTCCTGGTGGAGCAAGCTGACCGGCTCGCCGGTCGACGCGCAGGGCAACCCGGTTCAAGGCGGTCAATCGCCGCTGCAGCAACTCACCCAGGCCTCGATCGCGAAGCTCGGCAAGGAAGGCCAGACGCCCCAAGAGGAAGCGCCGCAGGATTCTTCGCCCGCCGCGGCGCAATTCTCCAACCAACGCTTTGCGCCCGGGGCGCGCAATGTTTCGCCTGGCCTCGCCAACGTCCAACAGACCTACGGCACGACGATCAACGCCGCCTCGCAGCCGCTGACCTGGACCGATGCGCCGCCAGGAGCCCCAAAGCTGCCCGCTGCCGGCCTTCGCGGCCCGATGTACGCTCAGGTGCCAGGGACATCGATCAACTCAGTCCAACCCCTGCCGCAAGGGCTAGGCTACGGCGTCGACCCTAACATTGGATACGGCTATGGCTGACAACAGCGCCAACATCTATCCCTATCCGTTCCAGTTCGATCCCTCGCAATTTTCGAACAAGTACAGTCCGTACAACGGCGTCCCGCTGCCCAGCTTGGCGAATTACGCCGGCATGCCGACCGATGCGCACGGCAATCCGATTGGCAGCTACCAGGCGATCGTGGCTCAGCAACAGGCCGCCACGCCGGGAGCCGCGCCGCCGATGGCTCCGTCGACGTCGATCAACTCGAGTCCATTTTCCGGCGTTCAAATCCCGCAAGGCCAGAATGACGCGGCCTATCAGCCGCGCGGCGGTTTGAATATGCAACAATGGCAGGCGCTAACGCCGCAGCAGCAACTCGCCGCCGGCGCGTCGCTAGGTCAGGTTCAAGCTGGCGTAGCTGCGACGCAGCCCGACAGCTTCGTCGCCTCCCACAACAATCCCAGTGGCGGTTCGCCCGGAGCAGGCGCGTATCTCCAGGGTTTAGGCGCAACCGCTTTCAACCAGATGGCTAACCAACCAGCCGCCGCGCCCCAGGCTCCGTCGACGCCCGCGCCCGACATGGGCAAAGCTTATCTCCAGGCGCTCGCCAATCCTGGCCAGGTGACCACGCCTGGCGCGACGGTGCCTCAATCCGCATTGCCCTCGAGCCAGTCGGGCGTCCTGCAGCAATTCCTGCAGAACTGGCAGAACAAGGGAGCCCCAACCACAGGGGCCGGAAACTACAACAACCAAGGGTTCTTCGCAGGACTCCAGGGAGGCCAGAATGCCCAACCCAGCTGACATTCTCTCCGAAGAAACCGACGAAGATCCGGAAGACCAACTCCGGATGCAACTGGCTCAGGGTCAGGGCAACAACCTCGCCGGCGCACCGCAACCGCCCGGGCAAGCCGGCCTGGCGGGCCAGGGGCCGCCGCAGCCGATGGCTCCCTCGCCCAACGTGCCTGGGCCGCTCGCCGCCTTGGCTAAGCGCCCAGGCAAACCGCATATCAAGCTTAAGAGTCATCCGCCGAAGAAGGGCAAGCCACGCATCAAACTGAGGGCGTCAGCATATGGCGGGACCATTTGATTGGGCCAGGTACGTCACTGGCGACACCGACAATCCGGAAGAGGACATCGGCCAATGGGCCGACGCCAACCAGAAGCGGAACCGCGCCGCGCTCGGGCTCGACGCCAATGGCAACCCGTTGCCGGCGGCCGCAGCGGCTCCTGCAGCCGCCGCCGCGCCGACTCCAGCGGGCCCGGGCGCGGCCGCGCAAGACCCGAACGCGCAAGCCGCAGCCCAAGCGCAAGCCTCGAGCACGCTGCCGCCTAACCAAGAGCCGAACGCGACCAAGACGCCGGTCAGCCTCGGCCACTTGATGATGAACCTGCAGCAATACAACGAGCGCGAACAGGGCTTCAATCAGGCGCTCGGCATGGGCTTTGCCGCCTTTGCCCAGCCGCGCGATCGGCAGATGGTCGCGGGGATGTTTAACACCACGCCGGCCGATCCGACTAAGATCGCGCAGACGCAGATGAGTCTGAGCACACAGCAACAAGGCCAGGACCGCGCCAACGCCATTAGCATCATCGCTAACGATCCGATCAGGGGCCCAGCGCTCGCGGCGCAACTGCATATGGATTGGGGCGCGCTCAAAGCCGGCCTGGTCACCGATCCTGCTATGGCCGGGAAGATCGCGGAGGCGCTTGGCACGCCGTCCGAAGCGATCCGAAATCTCACCCAGCTTGGCCACATGGGCGGCGGACCTGGCGGACCTGGCGGACCTACCAGACCCAACGGAAGCCCGCTGATCAAGGATCTCACGACCGGGATCACGACCAGCATCGCCGGTCCGGAGTCAGCCCCCATGATCTCGGCACAGAACGCCTGGCGCGCGGCGCATCCTGGTCAGCCGGATTCGGCCATGCCGTGGCAAGTCGGCAATCTGCAATCGTTCAATCAGTACACCACCAACGAGAAGGGAAAGGAGGACGATCGCGCTGCAGCGTCGGCGGCTCTTCCCGATAACAATGAAACCGCCATGCGGCTGCAGAATGATCTCGAGACGCTACGAGACTCGCCTGGTTTGAAGAGCATCCTTACGACGTCGGGTAAGCGAGCAATCGCTCAGCAAGTCTTGAAAGATCCTAATCAGAACGACGCCGCGACGATTCTGGCGAATAATGTGGGACTAACTCAACAAGAAGCAGACGCGATGGCGCTTCTGAAGCGCGTTGGCGGCGCGACGACCGAAACGGCGATGAAGGGCATGGCCGGCACCGGTACGCGCGTTACGCAAGCGGAGGTTGGACCGCTGAAAGACGCGATCACCACGACGCAGAACCTGAACCAGAGCTACGATTCCTACATCCATGGGGCGCTCGGCAGCGCGATCACGCGAGCAAAGAAAACGATCGCCACAAATTTCGGCGCGACCGGCAACGTCAAAAACATGGACCCGCAATATACGCCGTGGTTGGACGACAATTTCAAGCCTGGCGGCGAGCTCTACAAGGAAGGCGGCGGCGCGGAGGCGCTTCCGGCGGCCAAGCCTATTCCGCCCGATATGTTGGCTCAGGTGAGACAAGAAGCCTCGAACTATCCCGTTGGGAAAGACGATCTTCTCGACAACCTGCAGCAAGCGGGGTTCGACACAAAGAGGCTGCGTCATATGCCGGTTTCGGGATGGTGACCGATGGCTGATAGAATCCAGGGTCTGCCTGGCTACCATCGCGCGCAGGACGATCTGCCGCCGACGCAGCCGCAAACCGTTTTCCCTAAGTCGCAAGGGAATCAGCAACCGGCTGCGCCGGATGCGACGCCTATTCCCGGTTTGCCGGATTATAAACGGGCGACGCCAACATCTTCGACTGCCGCGCCGGCAAGCCAGAACAGCCTTCTGTACGACATGTTTCATCCAACTGATGCCGATCTTAGCCGGCCTCAGACCTGGCATGATTGGCTGACCAAGACCTACAGTCCCTCCGCGAGCCAGGTGGGCTCCGCGGCGCTTGACGACGTTTCTTTCGGCACAGCCGACGCTATTCAGTCGAAGATTACAGGCGAGAATGTCGGCAATATCCGCGCTCGCACCGCGGACGCCCAGGCCGCGCTCGGGCCGATGGGCCCAGTCGTCAATGCGCTGACTTACGCCGTTCCTGGGACCGGCGAACTAAAGTTTGCCGTCACGCCAGGCAGGCTTATTCACAGCGCTGCGGAGCTCGCCAACGCAGGGCGCTACGGCACGGCGGCAGTGGAAGGCGGCACTGCGGCGGCGCTGAGTTCGGCTGGGCACCAGGCCGGCGATCCTAACGGCATCGATGCTCTGAAAGTCGCCAAGGACGCTGGCTGGGGCGCGGCGGGCGGCACGGTGATGCAGGGACTAGGCGACGTCACCGCGCCTGTGGCGCAGAAGGTTGGAAACTGGGCGACAGGCAAGCCAGGGACAAGCAGCGAACAATGGTCAAGCAACCCGCAAGATAATTGGCGCGCACGCGCTGCGGCTGGCGATCCGACTCTGCAGGGCGACATTGCGGTTTCCCAGGCGACGCTGCCGCCAGATCATCCAGCGCAGCCGGCGCTCGCCAAGGTGCAGGGCGCGCTCGCTCAGCCAACGGATCCAGGCAATGTCGCTCATGCCGTGACCGGCGCGGGAGCTTGGTACGGGTCGAAATTACTAGGCGGCGACGAGCTTACTCAATTGGCGGCTGGCGGCATATCGCCGTTCGCCTCGAAATATTTCGTCAACAAGCCAGCGCAAATGATTAATACGGTTGATCGCAACATCAACGTCGGGCAGTCGATGGATCAACTCTATCCGGCGCTGACTAACAATCCGGCGTCAACAACTGACACGTCAGGCTGGGCGAACGCTCTCCGCCAGGGTTGGATTGGCGGCGAGCGGTCGACCGACCAGGCTGGAGACGCTCAGTGGTGGTGACTGTTTGCGAGTTTGTTCTTTTCCGCTTGCGCGATCATCGCGTAGACCCGCATCTTACTTGCCACTAATTCTTCCGGCGTGGCGACATGAGCCGGGGGCTTAGGCTTGGCGGTCAGCTTGTCTACGAAGCTCGCCCACGCCATGAACACAGCGAAGAGCAAGATCCAGGGGCCGAACACAACGAGGTAGAAGGGGATTTCCTGTAGCACGATCATTGTCCTTTCGTGCTCTTATTTAGCGCGTAACTGCGCTGTCTTCAAGGGGCGCGGCGAGTTTTAATTTGCTGAAAACTGCCTCGTAAAGATCCTCTTTCTTCTGCAGCGCCTTGACCACGCGCCGATCGATGTCCGAGCCGGATAGATCGATATAGAGCACGTTCTCGCCGCGCTGCCCGCGGCGGTGGATCCGGTCCTCGTCCTGCGTGCGCGTATCGAGGCTGTAGGAGCTTTCGAAAAAGATCATCGTCGAGCAATGGTCGCGCGCCGCCGCGCCTCCTAACAGCGTGTGTCCGTACTTGATCGCTTCGCTCTGGCCGAGCATGTGCCGGCACTCCGAATCTTCGTTGAAACGGCGCTTTTGCTCCGTCACTTCAGCGGGCTTCATCTGCCCTTTGATGTAAGCTGGGAAATGCCCCTTGAGCGCCGTCGCGAGAATCTCGAACGTGTAGCGGTGTCGGTAGATGATGATCACCTTGCCCTCGATCTGAGCAAGCAGATCGAGCAAAACCGCCAGGCGCGGGTTCTTTTCCGGTTCGACCAGAACGCGCGGATCCCCATTTTCGTTGAGGATAAAACCGCACTGGATCTGCGACAGTTTCTCGTATTTCGAAACAGCGATGTTGACCGCGACGATCTCAGTTTCCAACTCGAGAAGAAATTCATCCCGCATTTGTTTGTACTGGGCCGCTTGTTCGCCACTCATCTCATAAGTGCGAATGGTGAAATCTTTGCGCGGGAGCTCCGGAAGCCAGTCGGCTTTTTTGGCCTGGAAGATTACTGGGGCCATGATTCGCGCGAGCGTGTCGGCGTTTTTAACCCCTATGACTTGCTTGTTTTCCCAGCCGCCCATCTGACAAAAATTATTGCGAAACGCCCAGAATCGGACGCCCTGGAACAGCCCGATCGCACGCAATTGGGGATAGAGGTCATGTGGCCCCTGTGTTTGTGGCAATCCGCTCAGGCAACGGACGATCTTCGCCTCGAGGGCGAGTTTGAGCGTCGCCTTGGTTTGCTCACTGTCGTGCGTCTTGATCTGGATTGATTCGTCGATCGCCAGCATCGTCGGCTTGACTCGCATCCAAGCCATCACGCGCAGGAGAACCGCCGGCATCCGCACCGCTTCGTAATTGATGACCAGGATCGGCGGAGCGCCGTATTTCGTCGTAGCGAACCAGTGATCGTTAGCTTTCGAGCCCGAAACATAGATGAATGGCTGGAAGGCCAGCCCGTGCTTGAGTATCTCCTCAATCCAGCCAGGTTTAAACGAGTTGGGCGCAATCACCACTAAACGCGTGACAACTCGATTCTTCGCTGCGCAGTCGAACTCAGCCAAGGTTAGGAGCGTCTTGCCGAGCCCCATTTCCATGAAGTAGCCGACGCCGCGCTTGCCCTCGCCAAATCTCAGCGCCGCTTCCTGAACCGGATCAAGCTTCACCGTCTGATTCTCGCCAAGAACTCGTTTCGCTGTGCGTCCGTCGTCGTGAGCCATAGGGCTTCAAGCGCATCCGCAGTCGGGGGATGATTGACGTTGTACTCGACTAGTTCGAGCGACATGGTCCCTTTCATCGCGAGGCTTTCAAGCCTGGCGGCGTCGAGCGGCCGCTTTTCGCGGATCGTTTCGATGCGCCGAATATGGCGCTCAGAGATGTTGAACATCGTCGATCGATCCCGCTTCCCGATCCTGATCTTCCGATTCGGATCGAGAATCGAGAGCGCCGTGTCACGGCTGTAGAGGCGCATGAGTGGGATGAAGCCAAGCTCGAAGGCGGCGATCGCGCGATGCGCTTTGTCGGCGTCGGTATCGCGCGGCCAGCGCATTTTCGTCCTGAGCGCGGCTTCCTTGACCTCCTCGAGGACGCCCATCTCAGCCGACTTGCTTCCATTTGCCGTCGCCCATGCGCTCGATGACGCCAACTTTGCGCAGTTCCTCGAGCCGCGAATTGACGGAATTTGCTGAAAAGCCGGCGGCCACGACTTTGGGCTGAAGGTCGAGCGCGCGCTTGGGTCCGGTCGAAAACTCCGCCATGATGATACCGTTGATGCCCTTCTTCAGATTCGGGCCTGGCGAGGCGCGCTTGTTGGTTTTCTTCTCCGCTCTTGGCAAGTGAAGCGTCGGCGCTTTCAATTTCGGCACGATTTCGGTGACCGAAACGTCTTCGACCGGCAGGAACTTGGCGATCATGGCGATCAGCGTATCGGACGCGATCGTGAACCCGATCTTGAATTTGACCTGGCTCATAGGCGGGCCTCGATGCCACAATTGACCTGGTGAACGATCGTTGCTGCGCGAATGAGATCAGCCAGGTCGCGCGATTCCATAAGGATCTCGACCTCCTTATCGCAGAGCTTATGGGCTAGGCGTTCTTGGCGCGCGTCCGTGGTTTCGACCGGCGCAGCGACAGTTGGGCAGAGATTTCTCAGCGGTGATAAGAGAACCCAGACGGCGAAAAAACACACAGCAAGCACGGCGCACATGTTGAGCGCGCCTTGCCAAAACGCTTCCTTCTCTGGCGTCATCGCGCGGCCCTCCGGATCTTCGCCATGCGGACAACGTGGCCCATAGAACGGCTAGGGATGACCGCTGGCGTGGGTTGGACGACGGAGGCCTCATTGATCGGGACGAAGCCCAGCTTGTGGCCCAGCGCGCGCGCCACGGCGTTGAGCGAGGCGGCTTGCGGGCGGCGCGTGTCTCCGGAGAACCAGTTCGCTAGCGTCTGTGTCGAGACGCCCGAATCCTCGTGGATCTGCTTGTAGGTCGCGCCGCTGCCCTGAACGACCGTTCTGAGCTCGTCGATAATCGGGTCTTTCTCGACGAAATTGTAGGATTTGTAAGTGAAGCCTTTAATCGTCATCGTCACACCATGAACTTGGGCGGGAGGGGGATATCGCGGTCGTGCGGCCGCCAGATGTGCAGCGTGTACGGGTGGCAGCTAATATGATCCTTGGCGGTCAGATGCAGCTGCATCGCCGTGACGTCGCCAAGAAACGCCTTCTTGGCGATCTCCATCTCCGCCCAGGTGGGCGTGCGTTGCTGGCCCCTTACGGAGACGGAAATGTGGTCCCAGCCATCGCCATTGGAGGCGAGAACCTTGAGCGCGGTCATTTGGCCAGGCACCGGGATGATGAACGCGCCGTTGCCGCCGTCGCCATAGGAACCATAGCTCTCGAGCACGAAGGAATCGCGAAGCCGGAACTGATCGAGGTTGTGCAGGTCACGCATTGCCAGTCCTGGCGACTTTTTCGACCAAGGTGCGCATGCCGCGCTCGATATCGACGACCGGCGGATCGTCGGTTCCAGGCGGCCTCGCTGCCTGAGCGTAATTGATGATCTCATCCCAATGCAGGCTCTCGCCGGAAACCATGCGGGCGATCAAAGTCGTGATTTGGTCGAGAGATTCTTTAGCCGCCGGCGAAAGCTCGTCCCAAGACGAGCCAGTGCGAATCTGATACTTCATCGCCTGCGCGATGCCGCCGATTGCCGGATAGTTCACTTTATTTGTCGCCATACAAGCCAGTCTCTCAGGGTTTCGGCGTGCGGTCCGTAGCCGCCGCCAGGGGGAAAGGAATCCGCCTTGGTCGCTGTTCTCGCCCAGTCGTGGATGAACATGACCTTGGTCTTTTTGTCCCAGCCGATCAGGGCGCAGATTCCGCCGGCCTTGATGTAACGCTCGCCTTCTTCCCATTGGCGCAGCGTCGGCGCGAACGACTGATGTTCGACGAGCTTGCCTTCAGCGAGCAGGTGTGGGTGATCGGGAAACTTGATTGCCATGTCCAATAGCCCAACGGCGCGTCTGTCCTCGTGCCGGCGGGCGTATGCTCCAAGGCGACGACAATCTGCCACAAGCTTAGTTTTAAGTGTGCTTTCAAGGTTCACCTCCCCATCCTCCAGAAGCGGTTCATTCGCGCTTCCACTTTGGTCGAAGGGCAAACGTCATAAGGACGCGATTAGATTGCGCATCGTGTGCGATCAGGAGCTCGTGATGCAGAAACACGAGCTTGTGCTCGTTGACTTGCTGATGAAGGAGCTTCGTTATCGAATCGAGAAAGCTCTCCACGCGCGCCTTTGTTTCCTCGATGGCAATCTCGACCTTTTCATTCATTCGCCCTCGTCCTCCGCCTGGTAGAACTCGCAAACCGTCTGGTGAAGATCGAACGCAATCAACGCATCGACGATGAATTCAGCCTCGGGCATCGCCTGTCGCCAGAGCTCTTCCGGCAAGCGCCGACCGTTGGGATCTTTGATCAGGCCTAGCTTGCGCGCCGCTAGGCAGCGAGCAAGGAACTCAGAGAGCCTTATCGCCGCTCTCATGGCTTCCGGTCCCTGATAAGATTAGCGAGTTCCCTAGCTTGCCTCGCTATGGGCTCCATCTGACGCGCGCAGTATTTGACCCCGTCTCGGTAACCCCAGAGATACGAAACGATCATCGCCACACTGACGAGCGCCGCAATAGCGAGGTTCTCCCAGTTGACGCTCATGGCGCGGGCCGCCAGACAACGGGCGAATCCAGAAGCTTGCGCAGCGCTTCGCGGTCCACTGGATCGGAAATCTCGGCAAGCCACTGGCAAGTGAGGCAGCGTTTACGCACCTGGCCAAGCGCGTCGTAAACGGGACAGCCGCAATCGACGCAGATGAAGGTGGGTTCGTCGCTCATGGCTTCAACAGAAGTCCGAGCGCAGTTTGCAGCGCTCTCGAGGCTTGCAGGATGTGAAACTGAATGAAGTACGGATTGTAGTCGCCAACCTCGG